ATTCCTTATCAGACACCTATCAGCGAACTAGAGTGGGCTCAAATTAAAGAAATTGGTGCTGCTGGTCTTGCCCCATTCTGGTGGGAGATTGGAGATGAAAAAGATTTCACGTTGTCCAACGGTCAAACTATTACAATGGTCATCGCTGACTTTGACCATGACCATAAAGACTCATTGAGACGTGAAACTATTCCAATTTCGTTCCACATGAAGAACTTAATGTCAGGAACTTACAGAATGAATACTACCAACACCAACGCTGGTGGTTATGATTCTACTATTATGAGAACTCACCTCAATAGTGAAATCTACGAATCATTCCCATTGAATCTAAAGAATGCGATAACTCCAACTTGTAAGTATTCTTCAGTAGGTTCTATGTCCTATGACTTAGAGTATGTAGTTGATAAGCTGTGGTTACCATCTATTGCTGAGATGAACTACAGTAACTCTTATACTCTGGCTGACCCATACGTATATGAGGGTAGACCATACCCAATTTATACAACGAATGCATCTAGAATTAAATATAGAGATAATGGAGCTGGTTCTGCTTACTACTGGTGGTTGAGGTCTCCTTACGTTAGCGGCTCTACCACCTTCTGGTATGTCTACAACTACGGTGACTGTAGCTACGCCTACGCTTTCACCAACTATGGCATTGCTTTCGGCTTCTGTATTTGAATCTTTCATCTATATATCCTGCCCCGCAAGGGGCAGGGTGCATTCTGTTTTATGTATGAGGTAATGATATGTCGGTAATTAAAAGTAAACGAAACCAATCCGATGTTCAATTCATACAAACCGCAAAAGATTTGGAAGAATTTACATTGGAACAATGTCTTAAATTTCCGAAGAGATACACATTTCTATTGACTAATAAGATTATGGATTATTCTTCAAGTGTATTAGATTGTGTAACTCTTGCGAACAATATATTTCCTAAAACTAAGGCTGAGGCATCTCAACGAAGACAATTGTTCTTAACAGCAAGAGGTACTCTAAAATCCATGATACCACAAATTGACATAGCTTACAAGAAATTCCCTATAAAGGACAATGCTATGATTCATTGGATGGAGCTTATTGATACCGAACTTCACTTGCTAACTGGAATTATGAAAAAGGACAAGCAAAGATTCAAAGACTTGCCTTAAAATATATACATGGGTTATATCTTATAAAAATTCAGGTTGCTGGTTCTGCTAACAACTGGTGGTTGAGGTCTCCTAACGTTAACAACTCTACCAACTTCTGGAATGTCAACAACAACGGTAACTGTAACAACAACAACGCTAACAACAACAATGGCATTGCTTTCGGATTCTGTAATAAATACGACCAGACAAAGTAGTCACAAACTTGTGATGAAATCCGTGTCTTACAGAAGGAAGATATGACCCTCCCTCTTGGGTAAATGTATACCTTGATGTATCCAGTCGGACGCTACTTGCATGGTTGTAAGACAGTGGTGCTCTTATGATTTCATGGCTGGTGATACTACAGAACTTTTACAAAGCACTACAAAGAAACTCATCTGGAAACGAGGTATTTTATTTATTATGACTAGTCAAGAAAGACATGAAGCAAGATATCAAAGGCGAAAAGCCAAAAGAGAGCAAAAATACCTGTCTAAATACGAGAGTTGTAATAACTTTGAAGAAGTGTTCACCTACAGTAATATGTATCACGCTTACAAGAAATGCATCTTAGGAGTAGGCTGGAAATCCAGTACACAAAAGTGTAAAATCAACGCAGTATACAATGTATATAAGGGTTGGGAAAACGTACACAAGGATAAACCAAAAGACTTCCATTTCTACGACTTTGATGTATATGAAAGAGGTAAAAAACGTCATATAAGAAGTGTTCATATATCTGAAAGAATACCTCAAAGATGCCTATGTGATTATTCCTTGATACCTGTATTAAGCAGAAGTTTCATATATGATAATGGAGCCAGTCTTGCTGGTAAAGGAATTGATTTTGCTATTGGTAGAATGGGTTGTCATTTAGACAGATATTACAGAAGACATGGTAACGATGGCTACATTTTGACCTTTGATTTCAAATCATTCTTTGACAGTATATCTCATAAGGTTGCTAAAAGAATGATGAGAGAAAATATTCAAGATGATAAAATATACAATTATGCTGCTCACGTGGTTGACAGATTCAAGACACCAAAACAACTTGCTAAACTCAAATCAGTAGGAATTGATGAGGGTGTAGGACTTGGATTGGGAAGTCAAATTTGTCAGATACTAGCAGTAGCCATTGCCAGTCCAATTGACCATTATGTCAAGGAAGTGCTTGGTATTAAAGAATACGGCAGATACATGGATGATGGGTACTTAATACATCACGACAAAAAGTATTTGAGAAAATGTATAAAACTTATATCAATCAAGGCAAAAGAACTTGGTTTGAAAATAAACCCTAAGAAAACAAAAATTCAAAAGCTATGCAAAGGATTCAGATTCCTGAAAATCAGATTCATTCTCACTGAGACAGGCAAGATAATAAGAAAGCTGGCAAGAGAGTCTGTTACACGTATGAGAAGAAAATTGAAGAAATTTAAGAAATTATTAGATGAAGGGAAAATGATTCTGGAAGATATTAGGACATCAATACAATCGTGGATTAGTCATGTAAACAAGATGAATTCATACGGTACAAAGTGTTCTATGTTAGCTTTGTGCGACAAATTATTTGATGGTAGAATAGAGGTGAAGAATGGTGTATAAAGTAATAAAAGACGGATATGTGATAGACTTAATTGAATCCCCAATGTTCGTCAAATCTAACAGAAATTCTAAAATTGTACTTTGTGATGAAAGATTCGCTTGTGGTATTCTATCATCAGATGGTGAATCATTCTATCACGTTCAGGGTAAACCTGAATTTAGTGTTGGAAACTATGACACCGTAGAACTTCAGAGCATTACTGAAGAAGAATATGAAGAGTTAAAATCACAGGTTGACTCTGGTGTCAAGGTTAAGGAATCTAGCACTGACTCCAATTATATGGACAACTCTCAAAAGGTTCTGTCATATGAAAAACTACAGCAGGAAATCCAGAAACAAGCTAGTGCTGTTAAAGTCTTAGACCAGCAAGTCAATCAAACGGTTGATATTACAGAACTTTCACTTGAAGACGCAAAGGACTTCAGGCAACAGGAAAATAAACAAATACTGAAAACGTTTTTGGATGAAAACCCTGTTCTTTGGACTGACGGCAGTTACTATGGTGTATCTGAACAAGACCAAAGTGAAATGATTGCTGACTTGACTTTATATAACCTAAAGCAAAGCATAGGTCAGACAGACTGGAAACTGGAATGGCATAACAAGAAGAAATCTTGTAGAGAATTTACAGTTGAAGAATTCTATGCGTTGATTAACACAATTGCTGATTTTGTGTATCCGTATCGCAGACTTCAGGAATACTACAAGGAAAAAATTTATGCTTGCGAATCAATGAGTGCTTTGTTAAAATTGGAGTTTGTGTATGATGAAAGCAAGTTATCATTAGTATCTTGAAAGGGTGTTGAACATGAGAGTATTTCTTAAATATTTATTCCTATTTATTATAGGGGGTGTGGTGTACTACTCCATGGAAATGCTATTTAGGGGATACTCTCATTACTCTATGGCAATTCTTGGAGGTATCTGCTTTATAGCTTGTGGATTTCTCAACGAGCTATTAAGCTGGGACACCTCATTATTGTTACAAGGTTTAATTGGTTCTGGAATAATTACAGTGCTTGAATTCTTAACAGGAGTACTGGTCAATATGATTCTACACTTAAATGTGTGGGACTACTCTAACATGCCTCTAAATGTGTTGGGACAAATTTGTCTACCATTTAGCTTGTTGTGGGTCATTATTGCCATAGGTGCTATTATTTTAGACGACTATATCAGATATTGTTTCTTTGATGAGGAAAAGCCCAGATATAAATTATTCTAACGGAAAGGTGGTGTTGAGGCATTGAATCAATATATACCGTTAAAGGTAAACTTGACTGGCTCAGGATTTAATAAATCTATGTCAAATAACGTGAATCTATCCAAATCTATGGCTAGTACAAGTTATAAGGCATACACTGAGCCACCTTTACAGTTAATGGAGTCTCTTGGATACAAGGACAAGCCAACTTCATTAACATATAACCTACTTTATTCGATGTCTGTTAAAAACAGTGTTGTAGGAGCTGTAATCAATACAAGAATAAATCAGGTTAGCTCTTTTACAAAACCATCTAGGTACAATACAGATAATTTAGGCTTTCAGATTCGACTGAGAGACCCAAATGCCACACCTACTGATGAACAGATGAGAGTTATTTCTGCCTTGGAATTATTCATTGAACACTGTGGGTATAACAAGGATAATGATAGAGATGACTTTGACACCTTTATCAGAAAAGTTGTAAGAGACAGTTTGACATACGACCAGCTAACCTTTGAAATCCTGAGAGACAGGAGAGGTAAACCTGCTGAATTTCTAGCAACTGATGCTAGTACCATCAGAGCTGCTTCGGAAAACTTTGAGTATGAATCCTATATGGGTGGTACTGCTCCAGGAAAGAATCAGGAAGTTAAATTTGTTCAAGTTATCGATGGTACTGTTCAGGCATGGTTTACAGCCAAAGAATTGGCATTCGGTGTGAGAAATCCTAGAACAAGCATTTACTTGCAACCATACGGATTTTCTGAGTTAGAGCAGTTAATTACTCAGATTACTTCACATTTATATGCTGAGGATTACAACAGTAAATTCTTCAGTCAAGGTGGTACTACTAAAGGTATCATCAATATCAAACAAGACCCAAACGGTGTAATGAACAATGAGCAATTAGAGAGCTTTAAGAGACAGTGGCGTGCTCAGGTAACTGGTTTGACAGGTGCTTGGAAAACCCCAGTGTTACAGGTTCCAAACGGTATTGAATACATAAACGTATCTCAATCTAACCGAGAAATGGAATTTGAAAAATGGATGAACTACCTGATAAACATTGTATGTGCTGTCTACCAGATTGACCCTGCTGAAGTAAACTTCCCCAACAATGGTGGAGTTGCTGGAAATGGGGGCAGTGTATTTGAGGGTTCAAATGAAGCTAAGTTGAAAAACTCAAAGGACAAAGGCTTGAGACCTTTGTTAAGATTCATTGAATCCATGATAAACAAATACATCATATCTGAGTTCTCTGATGAGTATGTGTTCAATTTTGTTGGTATTGACGATAAGACTGAAGAAGAACAAATTGAGCTTGATATGAAAAAAGTTAAGTCCTACAAAACCGTAAATGAGCTAAGAGCTGAAAAAGGTCTGGACAGCCTTGGTGAAGAGGGTGATGTAATTCTTGACGCAAGCTGGATGAACTACAAGAGTCAAATGGCAATGGCTGCTGGTGCTCAAGGTGAAGCAGATGACGGTGGTGGATTCTTTGATGATGTAGATGATTCAGATACAGACACCGATGAAACTGAAGATTATGAGGGTTATTTTGATGATACTGATGAATCTTCAGAAGACGCAGGAAACGTTTCAGAAAGTTTCTTTGATGAGTCAGAAAATACTGGTGAGGGATTTTTTGACGATAACTCCGTAAAAAAATCTTTATCCAAATTGATAATAACTATTCCAGACTGATACAATAAATTGATTTGTAACAAAGATAGATTATTATAATATGTAACAGGATATCTGTAGTAAGGAGGTGAGATACATGGATAGGGTTCTTGAGAATCAAGACAATTTCAGCTTTTTTATGCCTGCGGATGTTACTATTAAGAAATCGGAAGACACAGACGACCTCACTGAAATGAGGATTGCTGGATTTGCTTCCACCAGCCACCCAGATAGACAGGATGATATAATCTTGCAAAAGGGATTAGACATTTCTGACTTTCTAAATTATGGCTTTTTGAACTATGACCACGACAATAGCAAAATTGTAGGTTATCCTGATAAAGAAAAGACTGGTCTGAGACCCAGTGGATTCTGGGTTGAGGGAATTTTATTGCCAGGAATCCCATTAGCAAAAAGCATATGGGACACTGCTGTATCTCTTAAAAAGAGTGGTGCTGACAGAAAGATGGGATTTTCCATCGAGGGTAAAACTCTTGCTAGGGATGCACAAGGTAGAATAACAAGAGCAAAGGTGTACAATGTAGCAGTTACAAGCAATCCTGTAAACACTACGTGCACGTGGGATGCTCTTGTCAAATCTTTTTCCACAGATTTAGATTCTGTTACAAGTACAGAAGTAACTAAAGCCATGGAAGCTGGATATTCAACAAATATAGGAGAGGTCAATAATGGTGCTTCACTGAAAACTGAATCACTGGAATCAGCTTTTAGAATTCTGGCAAAAGCTGGTTGCGGTCACGCAGAGTCTTGTGAAGTGTTAAAAAACATTATGATTGACCCTATAAATAATACTGATGAGGCAATTCTTTATTTTCAAATCAGCAGGGGATTGTCTAGGTCAGAAGCAACCAAATTGGTTGAATCTCTAAACCTAATGAAGGAGGAATAACGATGAGTAAAGTTGCGAAAAGTTTGTCTGACTTAGATGCTCTGGCAGATGAAGTTCTGTCAAAGTCTGTTAAGGACGACAAGGAAGATTTAAAGCCAGAAGAAATCTCAGAAAATGTTCCTGACGATGCTTCTAAGGACAATCCTGAGAACAACGCACCTGCTGCTGATGAACCTAAGGCTGATGACGTTAAGAAAGACGACACAGACGATAAAAAGGACGCAGAAGACGGTGCTGAAGAGGACTTGGAAAAGTGTGGCAACGCTGATGACGTTAAGAAATCAGAAGAGTCAGACCCTGTTCCTGAGGACGATGAAAAGGATGAATCCAAAGAAGACGTAAAACCTGAAGATGACTCTGATGAGGAAGATGAAGACGTTGACAACAAGGAAGACCTTGAAAAGTCAATCAAGTCTGATTTTGCTTCTGATGAGGAAGTTAAAAAGGGTATGGATGCTTCTGAGTTCTTGAGCTCTGTAGTTGAAATCTTGTCTAAATCATTAGCAGATGCTGCTGGTGAGATTCAGATTAGCAGAGCTGACAGTAAACAGTCTGCTTCAATTCTTGCTAAGTCACTACAGGCTACCTTGAGCTTGAACAAGTCTATGGCTGCAGAAATGACTGAGCTGAAGAAAGAGAATGCTGAACTGAAAAAGTCTATCGTAGATGGACTAGGTGAAATCAAGGCTACTCTTGATGAAGTTCTATCTCAGCCTGTTGGCATGAGAAAGTCAGTCAAGAATATTCAGGTGATGGACAGAAATTTCCAGAAGTCACTAAACGGTGATGCTGCTACTGGAATTGAAAATCTATCCAAGAGCCAAATTATGGATATTCTAGTATCTGAGATGCACGCTGGAAACCAAGCAGTAACTGCTGGTGATATCGTTGCTTATGAGTCTGGTGCTCCGTTGCACGCAGGTCTCGTGGCACTTGTTAATAGCAAGTGTAAATAATTTCGTATTAGAGGGTGCTGTGGAATGTTAAATCTTTTATTTCATGCCCAGCCTCTAATTATATCATAAACAAAATAAATTGTAAAGGAGATATGAATTTATGGTATCAATCAATGATTACGAAAACTTCGGTCAGGGATTTGGGCTGGGCACTTCTCAGGAAGTAGATGAGCTCAACAAAGCTCTGAACACTGGTGCGTATGCACAGGCAAATGGAGTGGCTGGTCAGGTTAATGGTGCCGCTCTACAGGTTGAAAGCCTTGAAAACAGTTTGAAGGTTTTAACCTATTCCAATGAACATGTTAAGTTCTGGAAGAAAATCACAAAGACACCTGCTTATTCAACTGTTGAGGAATACAATCAGTTGCTCAGCTATGGTTCTAACTCTGGTGGATTCGTTCCTGAGGGTGTTCTACCTGAGACTGATGACAGCCAGTATCGTCGTCAGGCATCTTTCGTTAAGTTCCTTGGAACTACACGTGAGGTGACTCATCCTATGACACTTGTTCGTTCTGCTCATGGCGATGTTATCGCACGTGAGAATCAGAACGGTATCCTCTGGTTGATGAAACAGCTTGAGAATGGCTTGTTCTGGGGTAACTCTAAACTTGCTGCTCCTGGCAAAGAGGGTGTTCAGTTCGATGGTCTTGCTAACCTAATTGACGCTGAGAACGTTATTGACTGTAAGGGTCAGGAACTTCAGGCAGGTAATATCAATGAGGGTGCTCAGATGATTCTTGAGAACTTTGGTATTCCTACTGACTTGTACATCCCTTATGAAGTCCTTTCTGAGTTCTCTCAGGAATACTTCCCGAAAGAGCGTGTTATCATGCCTACTCAGGCTGGATATCAGGCTGGATTGGTTGTTAATAAGTTCCAGACTCACGGTGGTGCTGTTAACTTTGAGCCTGACCTCTTCTTGCAGAAGACTAAGCCATTGAGCACTACTGGTACTGGTGGTACTAAAGCTCCTACTGCTCCTGCTTCTGTTACTGTCGCTGCTGCTGCAGCCGCAGACGGTGCTGAGTGGGCTAAAGCAGGTGGTGCTGGAACATATCAGTACGCTGTTACTGCTTGCAACCGTTTCGGTGAGTCTGTTCCTGTTATGGTTGCTGATGGCTACACTGTTGCCGCAGGTGACGAGGGCAAGTCTGTAACTATCACAATCACCAACTCTGCTTCTATGGTTGTTGCTCCTGAGTGGTTCAACATTTACCGTTCTGAAAAGGATGGCACTCAGTTGTTCAAGGTTGCTGAAGTTCCTGCTGCTTCTGTTGCTGCTTCTGGCGTTACCACTCATGCTGATAAGGTTGCTACTATTGCAAACACTTACACAGCATTCATGGGTGAGATGACTCCTGATGTTATCGCATTCAAGCAGCTCGCACCTATCATGAAGATGAACCTTGCTACCCTTGGTCCATGCATCCGTTGGATGATTCTTCTTTATGGTGTGCCTGTTCTTTACGCTCCTAAGAAGTGGATGAAGTTTGTCAATATCAAGGCTTCACCTAAATCTGGTGCTAACTTAGGCTTGTATTGATAAGCTACCCTACAAATTTAATAAAAGTTAAGTAACAAGTATCATGAGGGTATGCAGGGTGTAATCCCTTGTGTACCCTCATTTCATTTTTGAAAGGAGATATAATTTCTTATGAAAAAGTTAATCAATATGTTGTTCGCTGGTAAGTCCATCAATACTTCTAAAGGTAAGCTCACATTTGATAAAGATGGAGCTTGCGTATTGGAAGACGAGGTTGCAGACGCTTTTAAGGACGTCAAAGGATTCGTTGTAGAAAATGACTCAGAAAACAACGATAACACCAATGATGAGAAAGACTCTGACCAGACCGTAATCACACCAGAAAACGACTATAACGCAGCAGACGGTGACAAGGAGGATTCTACTGATGACTCTGAAAATGAAACTGACGCTGAGGACGATGACGACAATACTAACGAAGATGATACTGAGACAGATGGTTCTGAGGACGACAATACAGATGCTGAGGATACAGCTGATGATGTCAACTTAGATTCTCTTTCTGTTCCATCTTTGAAGAAGTTTGCTAAGGATAACGGAATTGACATCACTGGTTTGACTACAAAAGAGCCTATTCTAAAGGCTATCAAGGAAGCAATCCAGAAATAATAACCCAATAAGCAAAGGAGGATAATATGAAAAGTCTGAATGATAATACAGTAGAACAAGTTGCTACTGAAAATAATAGTTCCTCCAAAACCAATTCTATTGATTACTCTTCACTACAATCTGAATTTGAGTCTGAAAGCGTTATTTCTAACTCAGCATTCACTACTGAAGAGCTAATACAAAACTTCCTATTTGGTATTGATTTGAGCGACTCTAAGGGAAATCCATTCCCCAAAGCTCTAATCATTTCATATATAAACTCGGCAATAGCTTATGCTGAATCCCTGTTTGACATCTGTTTGTCAAGACAAGAAGTTGAAGCAGAACCCCATGATTATGAAAGAAGTGACTACACTAATTGGGGTTATGTTCAACTTTGGAAGAGACCTATACTTGAAGTAAAAGCACTAAGACTTATGTACGGAACAAGACCTGCTTGGGAAGTACCCCAAGACTGGTTAAAGATTGACAAGAACTCTGGTAAAATTCAAATGTTCCCTAGTTCAGGCTCAGTCACTAGCATGATTATTGGTGCTTCAGGTGCTATCTACGGTTTGTACAACTCTTGGGACTACGCTCCACAAATGTGGGAAGTAGACTATGTTGCTGGTATGGATGCAAATAACCTACCTGCTCACTTGAAAGAGTTGATTTACAAAAAAGCTGTTATTGGCATACTCCAAGTTTGGGGTGACTTAATCTTGGGTGCTGGTATCGCAAGCTCATCTATTTCTATCGATGGTTTGTCTCAGTCTATTGGAACCACTCAGTCAGCTATGTTTGGTGGTGCTTCTGCTAGATGTGAAGAGTATCGAAAAGACATTGAGGCATTGATACCTGTATTAAGACAGAAGTATGGTGGAATCCGCATGACTGTCGTGTAAGACATAATGGAGGTGAACTATTATGGGAAATAGAGTTGACTTCTATACAGAAGACTATAATGACCTTGTAAATCAAAAAGGCATGAAGGTTGACTGGGAACAAGCCATAGTATGTGAGTGCCTCTCAGATGATTCCCACCAACCAGATTTTGGATGTAAATTATGTAATGGTAGTGGTTTCAGATACCTACCACCTAAATCAATCAGGGTTGTATCTACTACCTTTAGTAGCTCTGTAAAATTGGAGACAATTGGAGTGAGAGAACCAGGAACAGCATACATCACCCCACCCAGTGACGTGATAATGGGTTACAGAGATAGACTGAAATTTGTAGACTTTCAATGTAAGTATTCTGAGACCATTACTATTGACCCAGAAACAAAATTCTCTGATAGAACTCATAGAAATATTAGAAGTGTACTGTTTCTTGTACAAGGGGATTCCCAGTATGAAGAAAACGTGGACTTTGAAATCACCAAAGATGAGTTTCATATAAAGTGGTTGGACGATAAAACATTGCCTAGTGGAAACCTAAGCATATTGTACTTGACCACTCCCAGTTATTTGGTTGTAGACCTGCTCCATGAATTGCGTGCCACTTATGTAAAGCACAAAGTTCCTGAAGAAGAATTCAGAGAATTTCCAAAACAATACCAAGTGCGTAGAGAAGATTTTGTGTATGGTGTTGAAGAACCAGTAGACAATACTGAGGAATCTGATAAACCTAATGTTGAAGTTGAGGAAGAAAATTCTTCAGATGAGTACGACTACTAGGAGGTGTGAATATGTCATTGATAGAAATAAACGTACAAAATTATGGTTTGACTGTCAATGATTTAGTAGCACCTCAGGTAGTATCTGCTATACAATCAGCAATTACAACGTCTCTTGCGGTCATTAAAGATAAATGGCAATCAGAAGCACAAGCAAAGTTGAATTCAACAAGACCATTATACCTAATGGGATTGGATTTCAACTCAGTTATATATCCTTATGGTGGGGATGCTTTTTCTGGTGCTGTTGAATTGCAAGGAAAATTCCCAAACATGTTAGAATCAGGATTCCCAGCCTTTGATATGAAGACTGGATTCAAGAAATCCTCTAAGGTGAAGCAAACTAAGTCTGGTTGGTACTTAACAATACCAATCAGACATTCTACACCTAACTCATTCATGTATGGAACTCCAATGACCAAAGACGTGTACAATCAAGCTAAAAAGCTGAAGCACGGTGAGAGCTTATCCATAAAAGGTGGACAGGAAACATCTTGGAATGGGTATGTTCATAAGTCTAATAAATATGATGGTTTGACCAGAATAGTAAAAGATTATGGAAAAACAAAGCAATCTCAATACTTCACATTTAGGAGAGTGTCAAATAACTCTGACCCAATGTCTTGGTATCATCCAGGATACATTGGAGTAAAATTGGCTAAGCAACTAACTCCATTTGCTGAATCTACATTTACGTACAATTTAGATAGAGAATTGAAAAACTTATAGGAGGTGATATGATGATTCCTTTGATAGATGCTTATCTAAGAGAAATCATTCAGGACAGGTTGAAATTCCTGAAAAACAATCCTCAGTTTATTGAACAAATATTCGGTACTTTGGGAACCAAGACAACACTGAAGTCATTCAAGGATTTCATTGTCAACAAAGATATTAAGGTACTGATTGGATTCCCCAGAGAACCACAATCACTTCCTTGTTATTCTATTATGGTTGCTGGAGAGCAAGAAACCCCACTTGGATTGGGCGATAACATTGATGACTATGAAGAAGAATGGGACGATGAGGATATGTCTACCCAATACGTAATTGATGGTATTGATATGGACTCAATGTACCGTATAGAATGCTGGAGTGACAATGGTGACTTAACATCTTACATGTACACAATATTGAAATACTGCCTGCTATCTTCACGTGTAAAAATGTTGAAAGATGGATTCAAGTTGCCAAAACTAACAGGAACTGACCTAGAGCCAGTACCTGATTATATTCCAGTATTTGTATATCGTAGAGCATTGATGATATCCTTCAGATTTGAAAACCTATTCTTTGATGATGACGGTACTATGATAGGTGAGGGAGAATTCCAGCTACCTGTTAACGCAGATATAGATGACGTCAATGTGGTTCAAAGTTCCTATAATACAGATTGATTCAATTTAGATATTTATCAATATACAAAGGAGGTTAAGGTATGCCTACTAATAAGAAAGACACACCTGCTGCTAATATTCCTAAGCAGCAAGCAATTGTATCCGATGCCACTCCTGCACCTGTGAAATCAAAACGTAAGGTATCATTCAAAGAATTCATTTTAGGTAAAAACCTCAAACGAGAGGTAGTGGCAGGTTTCAAAATGTATGTTGATGGAGTAGAGTTCATGACCGCAGAGGAATGGGATGCTACTTACAACAAATATATCACAAGAAAATAAAAAAGGAGGATAAAATCTTATGTCAAGTACAAAAGGTGTTTACTTCAATGGCAAACTATTGACAATTCCTGGTGCGTATTCGTCAGTGGAATCCTCTATGACGAGTACCAAGACAGGCAATAGTGCCAAAATGATGGCAATCATTGGAGAATGTACTGGCGGTGAGCCAGGAACTGTTCAGTTCTTCACAGAGCCTAGCGTAGCCAAAAAGGTTCTCAAAGGTGGAGAATTGCTCAGAGCAATGCAAAAGGCTTGGAATCCTGTATCTAAGACAAAAGAGGGTGTAAGCCTTGGCGGTGCTAATATCATCGCTGCTATCCGTACAAATAAGGCTACAAAAGGTGAGTCAGTTATTCACCAGTCTCAGCAGGTTGCTGCTACTGTCGGAAGTGTAATGAAGTCTGTAAGTGGAGCTACTACAGGAGAGGTAACTGCTGCTGGTTCTTTCACTGGAGAGACTAACAAGACCATTAAAATCGTTATCACAAGCTCAGGAACAAATGCTCTTGCTGATTGTACCTACAACTGGTGCTTGGCTGATGAGGGTGTTTACAAGTTATCTGAAGATGCTAAATTGACTGCTGAAGCAATCAGCCTAGTCGATGGCGTTACAGCTACTTTCGGTGCTGGTAACTACACTTTGGGTGACGTATTCTTCATTCCTTGTACAGCTGCCGTAACCACTGGAGAGTTTGTGTTCAAGATTCAGTCTAAGGACTGGGGTGCTGATGCTTCTAATATTCAGCATAAGATTTCTGACGGTACTTTGACTGGTACTAAGAAATTGACTATTTACGACACAAAGAATGACGCATATGAAATCTATGATAACCTTGGAAAGATTTTCTCAATCAAGTACACTGGTGAACAGAAGTATGCTGCTATTTCCATCATCTCTGATGGTAAGGGAAATGCAATCAAGCTCCAGACACGTATTGGTGCTGTTGCTGATTCTGCTATTGTTGACTTGGATTTAGACTTGTCTACAAAGACATTTAAGAATGTTGCAAGTTTGATTCGTACTCTTTCTGGATACGAGAACTATGTTATAACTTCTTACAATGCTTTCAATCCTGAGTTGTCTGTGGCAGACTTAGACTTCATGGATGCTGTTAGCATCAAGGCTGAAACTGATATTACTGCAGTTCTTCCTGACATGAAGAAGATTGTGGCACTACAGTCTCAACTTTGTGAAGTCACTATTATCAACCGTGAGATTGATAACTTTGACAACTATGACTTCACTTCTTTGATTGGTGGTTCTGAGGGTAGAAGTCCTCTATCTTGGGCACCATTCTATGATATGTTAGCACGTTACAATATCACTTACATCGTTCCTCTAACAGATGACCTCAGCATTATCGCAGAGTGTCAAGAGCATGTTAGCTACATGTCTGAAAACATGGGCAAGGAACGCAGAATGATTTGTGGTGGCGGTAACAGATTAACTGTTGACAACGCTATTGCTAACGCAAAGAGACTATCTGGAGACCGTTGCCAGTATGTATATCCTGGCATGTACGACTTAAATGACTCTGGTGAGTTGGAACTCTATCCTGCTTACATCTTGGCTGCTCAGCATGCTGGTCGAGCATCTTTCTTGCCTGATGGTGAGGCTGCTACTCATGACCATTATAAGATGAGTGCTATCGAAACAGAGTTAGAGCCTGATGAAATTACTAAGTTGTTAAACGCTGGTGTTGTTACCTTTGAACTTGTTATCTCAGGTAATGCTTATGATACCTCTTCTGTTCGTTTGGTTCAGGATTTGACCACTTATACAAGTGACACTAATCCGTTGTACTGCGAACGTGCTATTGGTATTACTGCTGATACTTTGAACAAGGACATTCGTGACGACTTAGATGACCTCTTGGTTGGTAAGCGTACTACAACTGCTACCTTGACTACTGCTCGTAACAGAGTTATCTCAATTCTTCAGAAGAGAAAGAAAGATGAAATCATTGTAGCATACAAGGATGTAACAGTTTACAAAGAAAACGGTGCTGTTTGGGTTGAGTACTCAGTTGCTCCTGCAGAGCCTACTAACTTTGTTCTGGTTAAATCCCATTTCTACTCTGAGGATTTGGTTGCTGCTACAGAAAGTTCTAACTAATTTGAAAGGAGGAAATTAAAGTATGGCTACTCAAAACAAACAGACTGTCCATACTGGTAATACCATATTGATTAAATACAAAGGTGTTACAGTTGGAAGAGCTCAGGGATTGGATGCTAGACGTTCTTTTGGTACTGAGGGTGTGTATGAGATTGGCTCAATCATGCCTCAGGAACACGTACAGAATCGTTATGAGGGTTCATTTACTCTTGAACGTTATTTGTTAAGAAAGAGCGACTTGGCAAAGGCTGGTGTTGCTGCTCTGGGTGAGGAAATCTTGAACAGAGATATCCTTGATTTTGAAGTTATTGACAAGCTAACTAATCAGACAGTTCGTGTGTACAGAGGTTGTACAATCTCCGATTACTCTGAAAATTTCCGAGTAGGAGCAATTTCTGGAGAGAATGTAACAGTACAGTACTTGAGCTGTGACGATGGTAACTAAATAATATAAACTATGGGGTGGGGAACTCTAAAGCACCTCACCCCATATAAATTTTTATATGGAGGAATTTAATATGCAAGACAATATGGACAAGGCAACTGGAGCACTTTTGGATGCTTCTCAAAGAGAATTAAAGTTCACTCAAAAGGTAAATGTGAACGGATTCAACAAGACAGGAACTTTCGTAGCTGGAATTCCTACAATTGCTCAAAGAATCCAAATTGGAGTAATCAGAGCTAGAATGTTGGGAGGTGTTGCGTCACAAAGCGTAGACAACTTCACTGATGACCTTGCTTTCATGACAGCTTATTTACAGGTTGTTATTAAAAAGCATCCATCCTGGTGGGTTATCGAAGAAATGGACGATGTTGTTGCTCTACGTGAAATGTTTACTCAGGTGACCAACTGGGTGAATTCCTTTCAACGAAAAGATACAAAGCATACCGATGCAACAGATAGCTCTACA